CGGGCCTCGAGGTCAAGGAAGACGAGAATGGCCGCACGGTCATTCGCGGCTACGCGGCCGTCTACAACTCCGACTCGCAGGACTTGGGAGGCTTCGTGGAGCGGATTCTCCCCGGCGCCTTCGACGACGTCCTGGGGTCGAACCCCGACGTTTTCGGCAAGTACAACCACGAGCGCGTGATCGGCCGGACGTCCAGCGGCACGATGCGGCTCTTCTCCGACGCCCGCGGCCTGCGGTACGAGATTTCGCCGCCCCGATCGGCCGCTGACGTCGTCGAATTGATCGAGAGAAACGACGTTCGCGGATCGAGCTTCGCGTTCCGTACCAAGGGCGACAAAGAGCGCTGGTACAAGGACGACCGCGGCCGGATGGTGCGTGAAATCCGGGGCTTCGACTTCCTCGGCGACGCCGGCCCCGTGGACAACCCCGCCTACCTGGCGACGGAGACTTACGTCAGCAAGCGAGCCCTGGACATGGCGAAGACCGCCGAGTCGCCGCAGCCTGAACCGGCCGAGGTTCGGGCCGCGGCGACCATCTTCGCCGAGGGCGACTTCGTGGCGTGGGACGGCGGCGTCGGCCGCGTCGAGCACGTTATGACCGAGGGGCGCCTGGGCGACGAGGGATCGGAGTACTCGCTCGAGGCCACGGCCGACGATCCAGCGGCCCTCGTCCGCATCTGGGAGTCGGAAGACGGCGGATGGGAGGAAACCGACCTGTTCACAGGGCGGAAGATGTCCGACCTCCAGGCCCACGCCGACGTCTCGGAGCCCATGGACGACGACGAGCGCGCCGTCAGCCTCAAGCCGACGGCCGGCATGGCCGCGGCGGCGAAGCGCGGCCTGCGGCTGCACGAAGAGGGCAAGAGCGGCGACGGGCTGAAGCCCGAGACGGTCGCCCGCGCGAACCGCCTCGCCCGCCGCGAAGAGATGAATCCTGACTGGGTTCGCGAGATGAATGCGTGGTTCTCGCGGCACGAGTCGGCGAGCAAGTCCGCGGGCTGGGACACGCCCGGCGCCGAGAAGCCTGGATTCGTTGCGTGGCTTCTGTGGGGTGGCACGCCGGCGAAGAACTTCGCCGCCAGGAAGGTGAAGCAACTCGAGGCCGAAGCGTCGCGATCGATGGCCGACACCACCGACTACATCGGCAAGGCGGCGGCGCTGAAGGCAGCGATCATGTCGACTCCGTTGCACGGCAAGTAGTCGACGCGGTAGCCTACAAGTAGACACAATGCTCGCGATGGATGTCGCGAGAGCAGTGCGAGTGTCTTGCGGATGCAAGGCGCGGCGCGCTTGCGGGATCAACACCCCGCCGGCCGTCGCGCATCTCCATGCCCGCCTGGCCGGCTCAATACGGAGCAGGCCATCATGGCGAGCAACCTCAAGCGTCTTCAGGATCGTGCCGCGGCCATCGCCGCGCGGATGAACGAACTGGCCTCTGTGGCCGAGCGGTCGGAAGACCAGACCTCCGAGCTTCGTCGGCTCTCCGACGAGTGCGACACCGTCAAGACCGACCTCGAGTTCGAGGGCAAGCTCGCCGCCAAGGAGGCGGAACTGCGTTCGGTGGTCGAGAAGGCCGCCCCCGCGCCGACCCCGGTGGCCGTCGAGCCGGAGCAGCCCAAGAAGACCGAGATTCGGGCGATCTACCCGCATCACACGAGCCTGCGGGCCTTCAACGACAGCCCCGAGGCCGTCGAGCAGGCGTACCGCTGCGGCCGGTGGATTCGCGGCGTCGTGTTCAAAAACGCCGACGACCTCCGGTGGTGCCGTGACCACGGCGTCGAGGGCCGCGCCCTCAACGAGGGCAGCAACTCGGCCGGTGGCGCTCTCGTCCCCGAGGAGTTCGCCGCCCGCGTGATCCGGCTCGTCGAAACCTACGGCACCTTCCCCGGCGCCGCCGAGAACGTGTCGATGGCCCGTGACACCCTGGTGATCCCCAAGCGGCTCACCGGGACGTCGGCCTACTTCATCGGCGAAGGCTCTGCCATCACCGAGAGCGAGCCGACCTACGGCAACGTCTCGCTGACGGCCAAGAAGCTCGCGGTGGCCTGCCGGATGAGTTCCGAGGTCGTCGAGGACGCCGTGGTGTCGATCGCCGACGCCTGTGCCCAGGAGTTCAGCACCTCGCTGGCCTACACCGTCGACACCTGCGGGTGGATCGGCGACGGCAGCTCGAGCTTCGGCGGCATCCGCGGCATCGTGTCGAAGATCGACAACGGCAGCCACACGGCGTCGGTTCACACCGCCGCCAGCGGCAACACCGGCTTCGAGACGCTCGACCTCGAGGACTTCCTCGGTGCGATGGGCAAGCTGCCGATCTACGCCCGCCAGGGCGCGGCCTGGTACGTCAGCCCCGCCGGCTACGCCGCCAGCATCGCTCGCCTGAAGTACGCCGCCGGTGGCAACACCGTCAGCGAGATCGGGTCGGCGGCCGGCGAGACGTTCCTCGGCTACCCGGTGCGGATGGTGCATGTGATGAACAGCACCCTCGGCGCTGACACCAGCAAGGTCAAGGTGCTCTTCGGCAACCTCGGCCTCTCGAGCATCTACGCCAAGCGGCGTGACTTCTCGGTGCGGCTGTACGACCAGGTCTACGCCACCACCGATCAGGTGCTGCTCCAGGGCACCATGCGGTTCGACATCAACCACCACACCCTCGGCTCGACGAGCGAGGCCGGCCCCGTGGTCGCCCTCAAGTCGGCGGCCTCGTGATCTAACAGGAGCACCTAGCAGATGATTCACGCTCAGAACCATCGGGTCGTCGCCGAACTCCCCACGGCGGCTGTCGGCGCGACGGCGACCGCCACGCTGACGATCGACACCCTCGGATACGATCACGCCAGCGTGACCGTCATCCGCGCGTCGAACGCCAGCACGGTCTTCGCCAACGCGGTGAAGGTCGAGGAGTCGGACGACAACTCGTCCTACTCCAACGTCACCGCCCTCGTCGGCGGCGGCAGCGGCGGCTTCTCGATCCCCGCGATCGCGGTTTCCGCGACCGGCTCGGCGTCCATCCTCAAGATGGACATCGACACGAAGGCGAAGAAGCGATACCTGAAGGTGTCCTACACCCCAGGTGCCTCTGCCACCGTGGCGATCGTCGGCCGGCTTGGTCGCGCCGAGGTGTCGCCCGAAAACGCGGCCCAGGCCAACGTCATCGGTCTGGTTCGAGGCTGATCCCGTATTCCATGCGGGACGGCCAAGGACGGCCGACAAAGGCGCATGAGGCGCGCCCGCTCCTCACAAGGAGCGTCCCATGTTGCTGCGTGTAGGTCAGTGCGAAGCCGAGGCGAAGGTCGTTGCTCTGATGAGCACCCCTCGCCTCGGCTTCACTGACAACTTCTTCTGCGTCTCGCAGGCGCTGACGCCTCACAAGATTCCCATCGTCAAGCACTCCGGTGCGTTCTGGGGCCAATGCGTCCAGAGGTCGATGGAGAGCGTCATCGACGACTACGACGTCATCCTGACGATCGACTACGACAGCGTCTTCACCCCTCGCACCGTCGAGGCGCTGATGACGCTGCTCTACTTCTCCGGCGTGGACGCCATCGCCCCGCTGCAACAGAAGCGGGAGAGCAGTTCGGTGATGTTCGCCCTCCCCGGCGTCGCCCCGGAGGACAAGACTTCCGTCGAGGACGACTGGTTCGCGAAGCCCGTCCAGCGGGTCGAGACGGCCCACTTCGGCTGCACCCTGTTCCGCACGGCGGCTCTCAAGAAGGTCGAGAAGCCGTGGTTCCTGGCCCACGCCAACGACAAGGGCGAGTGGACGGGCGGCCATGTGGACGAGGACATCTACTTCTGGCGGGCGTGGGCGAAGGCCGGCAACACGCTGGGCATGGCGACCCAGATCAGCATCGGCCACGCCGAGTTGATGATCACCTGGCCGTCCAGGCAGGACGCGGGCGGCAAGGTGCAGCAGCACACGACCGACTACTGGTCGAGCGGCACTCCGCATGAGCGGGCATGGGGGATCGTAAAATGAAGGTTCGCGTCGCGAAGGCGTTCGGCGGCTACAAGGTCGGCCAGGAGTTCGAGTGGGGCGACGGTGCGGCACGCATCTTCGTCGCCCGCGGGCTGGTCGTCCCGGTCGAGGAGCGCGTCGTCGAGACGGCCGCCGTCGAGCAGCGGGCTGAACGGGCAACGATCGACAGGAAGCCAAGGAAGAGGCAGCCATGACCACCGGGGCAGGAATCGTCTACGTCACGCCTGAGACGCCGAGCGTCGGCATCACGCCGTATCGCAGCTTGCGGCGGTTCACCGAGCCGGCCGTCGAGCCCGTGACGCTCGCCGAAGCGAAGGCCCACTGCCGCGTCGACATCGACGACGACAATGCCTACCTGTCTACGCTGATCACGGCGGCCAGGCTGTATGTCGAGGACATCCTCGACATTTCGATGATCACGACCGTCTGGGAGGCTCGCTACGACTGCTTTCCCTTGTGGGAACTGACGCTGCCGCGCCCGCCGATGGCGGCTCAGACCGTCACCGTCATCTACCGCGACGAGGGCGGCACCAACAACACCATCACGAGCGTGGCCGGCTTCCAGGCCGACTCCTACGTCACCCCAGGCCGCATCTACCCGCTGTACTCCGGCGTGTGGCCGGCGGTACGGGGCGACGAGAACAGCGTCACCGTGCGCTGGACGGCCGGCTACGGGGCCAGCGGGGCCAACTGCCCAGCCACCCTCCGGCACCTCATTCTGCTCCTCGTGGCCCACTGGTACGCCAACCGGGAGCCGGTGACGGCCGCGAACCTCCAGATGGTCACCATCCCCGGCACCTTCGACACGCTGCTCGCCGCGAGCGGCTGGGGCGGGTACAGATGAGCGTCGAGGCCGCGGTGGCGGTTGACATCGACGCCAGGGAAGTCGTCACCAGCGGCCTGACGTCGTCGATCAAGAACCACCCACTCCGGTTCGTGCTGGACGTCGGCGACTGCACCGTGGTGTGGAGCGACCGCAGAGCGTGCGGCGCTGAAGGCCACGACGACATCGACCTGTCGGCGGCCGGCGTGTCCAACGTCAAGGTGCTGTGCGTCAGGAATCTGTCGTCGTCCAACGCCATCGGGATGACCGCAGGATGGAACGGCGCGGAGTTCAGAAACTTCGCCACCGACGTCGTCTCGTGGAACTTCTCGCCGATGGTCAACCTCGGCTCGCTGTCGCTGCGGGGCTACCCGATCCGCCCGCTGGGTTCGTTCCTGCTCTCCTGCCCAAACTCGACGGGGTTCGCCACCACGACCGGCGGAAGCCTCCTGCGGATCGGCGGCCCGAGCGGGACGGAATACGAAATCCACATCATGGGGAACTGATATGCCGCTGACAGCGCAGGCTTCCTTGTCTCTGGTGTCGCACGAGACGACCAGCGACGAAATGTCGACTCAGATGCGGGTCACGCCGGCGACGTTCGCGGCGTTCTTCAGCAATGGCACAGCCGCCAACCAGGCGCAGGTCACCTGGAGCGGCACCAGGGCCATCGGCGTCAGCGAGGTCGACGACCTCGTCCTGACCGCATTGGCCGACGATCGAGGAACCGTCGCCTTCTCGTCGATCAAGGCTCTGTACATCAGGAACACCTCGGCGGCAGACGGCGGCATTTCTCTGGGGCGCGACCAGCAGGGCGATGTGGCACCGTCATCGCCGTGGACGGGAACCCCAACATCGTTTGACAGCGGGTACACGCTATCCAAGGGCGCCGCCGTGTTCGTCTGCGACCCGTCGGCGGCCGGAATTGCAGTGGCCGCGGGCAACAAGCTGCGGGTGTCGGGCGCCCCCGGCGCAACCTACGAAATCGTCCTCATCGGCGAGGGAACCGTCTCGTGATTTCCGCCGGCCGCATGAACGAGCGGGTCAGCCTCCTGGCTCCGAGCGAGTCTCGCAGCCCTATGGGCGAAGCCACGCTGACGTTCACCGCGGAGGCGACGGTGTGGGCCGAGGTCGAGGGGCTGGCGGCCAAGGACATCCTCCAGGCCCAGCAAGCCGACGTCGTGGCGACGCATCGCATCCGCATCCGCCACCGGCCGAGCGTCACCTACCAGTACCGCGTGCAGTGGCGCGGCAAGACGATGGAGGTGGCGAGCATCACCGACCGCATCGATCGCACGATGACCGAACTCCTCGTCAGGGAGGTCATCTGATGGCGATCGAACGTGGCCTCGGAGCACCGCGCGTCGTCGGCGGCGAGTCGTCGATCCAGAAGACCAGCGGCTTCGTCACCATCCAGACGGCCGGCGCCCGCGAGCTGGCCCAAGAGCTGGCCCGCGTCGCCGGCGTCCTCGAGCTGCCCGGCCTCCTGAAGAAGATCACCTTCCAGGCGTCGAAGCCCATTCGCGACGACTACAAGATTCTGGTGTCGAGGCCGTTTTCTGCGAAGAGCGGCGGCGCGACCGGCAACCTCGCCAAGAGCGTGAAGACGATCAGCAAGGACTACCGCGACGGCCAGGTTGGCGTGTCGATCACCGGCCCCCAGAGCACCGGCAACAAGGGGGCCGACGAGCGCGACGGCAGCGGCAACCACGCCTGGCTCGTGGAGTTCGGAACGGGCCGGCGGCGGCCGGGCACGCAGGGCCGCCGTACCTACGTCAACGTCCACCAGGCCATCAACGGGAAGATGAAGCGGACGGGGACGCTTAACGACGAGGAGTTCGCCCGCAAAGGCCGCGGCTACTACTTCCTCATGGGGAGCATAAACGAGCCGACCCGCCAGGCCGGCCGCGGCAAGGGGTATTCGCACGACTTCGCCCTCGACGGCAACGGGAAGCAGCACCCCATCACCCTCGGCCCCGGCGAAAGCATCGACCCGATGCCGGCGTACCATCCGATGGAAGACACCATCACGGCGAACCACAAAGAGGTGCAGGACATCCTGTTCGCCGCCATCCAGGCCCAGATCAACAGGTACACCTGATGCTCATCTCACCAGAAAAGCACATCTACCTCCGGCTGGTGTCGACCCCCGGCGTGGCGCGGCTCGTCGGCTTCCAGGTCTACCCCATCGCCGTGCCGAAGACCGGGGCGAGCCTGCCGTTCATCGTCTACCGGCGGGCGAACATCGCCCGCGAGTCGTCGCTGGGCGGGCCGATCTTCATGCCGACCGTGAACCTCCAGATATCGTCGTGGGCGCTGTCCTACGACACCGTCCGCACGCTGGCTGACGAGGTTCGCCTGGCCCTCGATGGTCACACCGGCACGATGGCGAATGCTACGATAGAAGATATGAGGTTGGTGTCCGAAACGGACGACTTCCTCGACCCGACGGTTGCCGGGGCTCAGTTGCCCCCAGCCTACGAGGTCAGACAACTGTATCAGGTCACCTGGCAGGAATCTGCCACTTAGTAGCGCAAGGAGGCGCGATACATGGGAACGTCGGCACAGGGACTTACGTTCACGTTCGGTGGCTCCGCGGTCACCGTCACCTCGGTTCAGGTCAATGACTCGCAAGACCTCCTCGACGCGACCCACCTCGGCATCGCCGCCAACGGCCGGCGGGTGTTCGTCGGCGGGTTCGCGACCGAGCGCGAAGTCCAGATCGACTACATCAACACGACCATCCTCTCGGCGGGTTCGTCCGGCGCCCTCTCGATCAGCGGGCCGATGTCTTTCAGCGGCAATGCGACGGTGTCGCAGGCGTCGCTGGGCGGCTCTGTCGGCGACTTCATCCGGGGGTCGGCCACGTTCCGCCTCTCCTGACGTCTGCTTGACGGGAGGCGTCTGTGGCTATCTCGTCGCAAGGGACGACGTTCGCATTCCAGGATGCCGGCGGAACCTTCACCGCGAAGGTTCTGTCGATCTCCGTCGAGGAGGCGACGCCGGAGATCGTCGACATGACCCAGGTCGGCGACCCCCTTGGGGGCCGCAAGATGGTCGCCACGGGGGACATTCTGTCCCCGGCGAAGGTCACGATCGAGTATCTCCGCGACTCGACGGAGCTTGCCCGTGCTGTGCCGCTGACGACCTTCAATGGCAGCAGCGGCGGCCAGGTGGGGACGCTGACGATCGCCAACTCTGCGGCGTTCGTTGTGCAGTCCGAGGCGGTGCTCGAGAGCGCCGGAACCGAACTGGCCGCGGGCGACTTCATGCGCGGCCGAATGACTTTCGTGATGAACAACATCCCCTACTGACCCTGGAGTCCTAGCAGCATGGCCCTCGACCTCCGCAGCCGCATCCTCGCCGCCGACGACATCAAGATCGAGAAGGTGGCGATCCCCGAGTGGGGCGGCGACTACTACATCAAGATCATCAGCGGCACCGACCGCGACGCCTTCGAGGACTCCTACGCGGAACAGAAGATGAAGTCGTTCCGCGTTCGGTTCCTCGTGCTGTGCCTCTGCGACGAGAAGGGCGACCGGCTCTTCAAGGACGAGGACGCCAAGGAACTCGGCAAGAAGTCGAGCGTCGTCCTCAACCGCGTCTTCGAGACGGCGTGGAAGATCAACGCCTTCACGCAGGAGGCCGTGGAGAACCTGGGAAAAGAATGATGACCGACAGGCCCGAGCGGAGGTTCTACCTCCGCTTGGCCCTGTGCCTGGGGATGTCGGTCAAGAGGTTGCTACAGGAGGTTGACAGCGAAGAGATCGCGGAGTGGTACGCCTTCGACCAGCGGTATCCACTCCCCGACCATTGGGCTCAGACCGCGAGGATATGCCGGATCATCATGGCCTCCTCCGGCAACTACAAGCGTAAGGACATCCCCGAAGAGTCGGTGTTCATCCCCCGAGCGATCAAACCAGAGCAGACGAACGACCAGATTTTCGCCGAGCTGATGAAGCTCCAGGCACCTCAAGGATGAGGCGATGGCAAAAGCGTATCTCGGCAAAATCTCGGCGCTGGTAACGGCGAACACCTCCGACTTCAACAGCAAGTTGAATGCGTCGGCGAAGGAGGTTCGCTCGTTCGCGTCGGCGATGGAGTCGTCGCTCAAGTCGGCAGAGCGGTCTGCGGCGACTTCTCTTCGGGGCATCTACACCGAGTCTCAGAAGGTATCACGCGCCCTTCAGGCTGTCGCGTCGCAGCGGCTGTCGTTCAAGGGGTTCGACACATCCACCTTCGCGTCGCTGACTCAGGCGGTCGAGCAGTTCAAGAGGATTCAGCGAGCGGCCTCTGAGGTCAACCAGCCGCTGGGCGCCGCAGCGAGGACGGTGGAGCGCCTTTCGGCCAGCGTCCAGACGGCCTTCGAGCCCGCCATGAGGTCGGCCCAGCGAAGCGCCGAGAACTTGTCGGCTGTGCTGAATCGCGGTGGCACTGTTGGCGAGAGGAGCTTTGAGCGTATCCGCCTCAAGGCCGAGCAGGCAGCGCAGGCCGCCGACAGGCTGGCGGAGGCGTCGGCAATCGCAGGCAGCGGGCCGCGGGGGCGTGAACTGGCGTTCGTCGCCCCGCGAGTCAGGGACTCGCTGGCCGCTTCGGCGGCGGCAAGAAATCGGGCGCAGGGCGCGGCTGCGAGCGTCCTTGACGACGGGTCTGTGGGCCGGTCTGTTCAGCAATTGGCGAGGCTTGATGACCTGATCCAGCGTGTTCAGGCAACCATCGAGAGTCGCCGCATCCTGAACATCGACACGGCGGCAGCGGAGCAGAGGCTTACTCGGCTGATCAGGCGGTCAGGCGAGCTTTCGGAGTCTCTTGACGCCGCAGTGGCGGCGCCCGCGGCGGCTGAAGCGATCCGACAAAGAGACGCCGAAATCGCTGCCGCAGAAGGCCAGTTCTCCAGGCGAGCCACTCCGGTCGGCGACCTGCTCAGGCTCAGGCAGGAAGAGGAACGCCGCCGGCGGGATGCCGAAATCGCTGCCGCAGAAGGCCAGTTCTCCAGACGGGCCACGCCGGTCGGCGACCTGCTCAGGCTCAGGCAGGAAGAGGAACGCCGCCGGCGGGATGCTGAGATCGCCGAGGCCCAGGGCCGTTTCTCTCAGCGAGCCACGCCAATCGACACCGCAGGCGACCTTGAGCGTCAGGCCCGCTCGCGGATGGGCGGCGACATCCCCGGCGGCGCCGGGCCTTTGGGAGGTCAGCTTGAGGTCGGCCGCCAGGTCGACAACGTCATCAACCGCGTCACCGCCGCTCGCCAGCAACTCGACACGCTCCCCGACCCGCTGCGGACGGCATTGATCCCCGCCCTCCAGAGAGCGACCGACCAGGCGTCAACCCTGGCCCGACAGGGGTTCGGGGCCACGGCCGCCCAGATCAGAAACGCCGCCAACGAGGCCGAGCGTTTTGAGCAGCGCGTCGCACGGTCGCAGCGGGCGCTTGACTTCGGACAGCAGTTCGGCGGCGCAGGTCGCCGCGGCCTCGAGTTCGGACTTCAGGCTCAGTCGCTGCAAGGGTACACCGCGCAGCTACAGGTTCTGCAACGGACTCTCTCCGGCGTCTCGACGCAGGCGCGAGGGCCTGCGCTGGATGCCTTCAACAGGCTCCGCACGGCGATAGCCACAGCGGCCGACAGCGGCACGATCGACCTCGAGCAGACGAGGCGTCAGATCAATGGCGTTGCCCAAGACGCCATACGGGCCGCCGCCGCTGCCGCGGGCATCTCGCCAGATAGGCTCAATCGCCAATTCCAGCGTGCCGGCGACATCGGCCGCGGTGCCTTCGGCAACATCGGCCTCGGCGTCCAGCAGGCCGTCTTCGCCATCGATGACTTCTTCAGCGTCACGGGCGGCCTTGACCAGCGAATCCGCGCCGCCGGCAACAATATCTCCCAGTTGGGCTTCGTCCTCGGAGGAACTACAGGGCTCATCGCTGGCGTATCTGCGGCGATCACTGGGCAGCTCATCGTCGCGTACATCAAGTGGGCCAACTCAGGCAAGACAACAGAGATTCAAGCAAATGCACTTACCTCTGCCCTGGAGAAGCAGCGAACGGTTGCCGAGGGGCTCCGATCTGCCCTGGAGTCTCTCGGAAGAGGGCTGGCCGGCGACGTCTTTTCAAATGCTGGACGAGACGCCAGGCAGTTCGCCGAAGAAATCGCAAAATTGCGGAGAGAATCCGCTGAAGCAAGAGCCGACGCAGCGGCTGCGACCGACCCAAGGTCGTTGGACGTCGAGGCGAGGAAGTCAGTCGTCGCTGAGTCATTGAAGACGGAAACCAATAGCGCCAGAGCTGAGTTCCTGAGAACCTCCTTGGGCGACCTTGAGGCAGCAAGGATCAGGGTTCGCAAGTCGATCGCCGACACGCCAGCGCCAACGGCGGATCAAACTCGCCAGCTACTGCAAGACACGGCGGCCAGGCTGCGCCGAGCCAACGAGCTTGCGGCAGGGTCGCCATTCAGGGATCGGTCGCGGCTTGCACGGCAGACGCTTCTTGAGCAGGACGCCAGGAGGGTCAACGAAGGAGATACTTTCGGCGACATCCTACAGCGCCGCAATATAGTAAGAGGCCAGCTGTCGTCGGTCGGCGCCATTCAGCCGCGAGGGCCATTCGGGGCATCCGACAGGATCGACCTATCTGGCGAACTTGAGAAGCTGAGAAGCCAGCTTTCGCTTCTCGACAGATCACTGTCACAGCTAAATGACGAGTCTTTCATCCGCGCAGCCCAGTCCATCAACAATGCGAGCGAGCTTATAGCCAAGGGGCAGAATGAAGCCGCCAAGGCGTTTGATCAGGGTGTCCCAGGGGCTCGCAAGTTGGAGAACGACCTTGATTCGCTCGGCGCCAGGCTTCGCGCAGCACGCGACCAACTCGTTGACGCGGCAAAAATCGAAGACCCACAAGAGCGGAACGCGGCGCAGTCTTCGGCGCAGACAGAAATCAAAGCGGTATCTGACGCCATTAGCGCCCGCGACCGCGAGATCAAGGCAATCGACGCCGCTCGACGATCCGTCGAACTCTTCGCGTCGGCGTTCGACAGGGTTCGACAGGAGGCCGAGAGCAACTTCCAGTCGGCCCAGGCTGCCGCCGACCAAGCGCGTGGCGACGACCTTGAGAGGAGAGTCCCGCGGGGTAACCCGTCCCCGGAGCGGGCTCGCGCAGAGCGAGACCTCGAGTCGCAGCGGGTTTTAAGGGACAATGTTCGCCGCGAGACGGCACTCGCCGAAGAACGGGCAAGGCAGGACGAGGGAATTCGCCGCCGCGAGGGCAGGATTGCTGAAATCGACAGCCAGCTAAATGGCAAGGATGTCCTGAATCAAGGCCAGCGGAACGATTTGATTGCCGAGCGCGAGCGGCTCCGCGCTGAAAATGACGCCGCCGTCCAGCGGGCCGTTGACAACGACCCCGCCGTTCGCAACGCCCGTGACGCCAGCAACTTCGAGGAGCGGCGCCGGCAGGCGCAAGAGCGAGGCTTTCAAGCCAGGAAGACTCCAGCCCAGCGAGCCGGCGAAGAGCTTGCGCGGACGATTAACGACATACAGCGCACATTCAACGGCGGCGCGCGGGAGTTCTTAGATAACGCCGCCCCCGCCCAGCGCCGCGCGGTCGAAGAAGCCCAGCGCCAAACCGCCCCGGCCATCTTTAACCTCGCCGACGAGGTGCAGAACGCCGTCCTCCAAGGCCCGTCTCGGGCGGCACTCCAGGCCACCGACGTTTCGACGGTTCAGGGAGCCTCGGAACTCAACCGCCTCCTGCGGGGCGACGACTCGGCCCGCAACCAGAACCTCGTGGAACTCCAGAAGCAGAGCGCGTCGCTCAGTGAACTGGTCGCCATCGCGAAGGCAAACACCGGCAATCTGCCGGGAATGTTTGACTAACAAGAGGAGCCTACAGTGGCAGACATCTCCTACAGCGTGACGATGAGAGTCGACAAGGGCTTCTTGTCGAGCAACAACAACGCCGCCGGCGTCACGGCAGCGATGGCCCTCGCCGGCCTGCGGAGCGACACCTACACGCTGACGACGAACGCCTCGAGCATCTCGACGGCGAACCTCGGCAGCGTCGGGCTGGGGTTCCTACGGAACCTGTCGACGGCGACGGCGTCGACCGTCCAGATCGGCATCGAGGCCGGCGGGTCGTTCGTCTCCTTCGCCACGCTGCGGGCCGGCGAGCCGGCGGTCTTTCGGCTCTCGAGCGGGACGTCATACCAAGCCCGCGGCACGGCCGGCAGCCGCCTCCGCGTCGACATTACGGAGGGCTGATCAATGCCCCGGATGGTAAGCGAAGTCTCAAGCGGCCAGCAGTTCTCCAGGTCAGGCCAGCCTGGAGTCGTCGCCGATTCGCAGACGCGGGTCTTCCGCGTAATGATGGCAGAGGCCGGCGAACCCTTGGACATCCAGGGAGCCTGCGGCGTCCAGATCGGCGACCAGCACCCGTCGAACACCGAAATCTTCTGTCAGTCGTTCTCGGCGGCCTACGAAGGCGAAAGCCGCATGGTCATCGTCTGCACGTTCCAGTACGGGACGAAGGAGACGTCGGGCGGCGGGCAGGAGCCCAGCCTCATGATGCCCGACGTCCGGCCGGCCAACTGGACGACCAGCACCTCGCTGATGGAGGTGCCGGTCTATGCGTGGTATCAGATCAACTTCGACGGTTCGCCCGCGTGGGACGACCCCGGCCCGGCCGTGAATCCCGTCGGCGACCGCTACGACGGCGTCACCAGGCTCGAGCCGATCGTCACCATTAACATCGAGCAGTACGAGCCGCTTGATCCAACGCGGCACGTTATGCACGCCGGATCAGTCAACAGCAACGACTTCACACTTGGCAGCTTGTCGTGTACGCGGGCGTCGGTGATGTTTCGCGGCGTCCAAACCAAGCCCCATGTCGAGGCGTTCGGAAACCGCATTTGGCGAGGATGGATGGCATCCTACGAGTTCGCGTTCCGGCGAAACAGAGTCCCGTACATCCACTACGGCGGCCAGCGATACACAGACCAAGACATCGGATGGGACATGGCCGTGCCGCTGACGGGCTTCAATGTCAGGGCATTCGCCCCCGCAGGCGCCGCAGCCAATGAGGACGCATTCGGCCAGCCGCTGAAGCACTCCGGCGGCAAGATCGTGACGCCCCTGGCGCTCTTCGACAACGTCGCCGCCGGCGACAAGGTGCGGGCGATGGTCAAGGTCTTCGAGTATGAGAACGGCGGCGCATCGCAGATTCCCTCGGCGCAGCCCGTCCCGCTCAACTTCGGCGGCACGCCCAGGAAGGTCGTTCGTGACAACGGCGAGTTTGCCTACCCAGTGCTGATCGAACGCTACCGCGTCGCCCCTGAGATTGACTTCACAGAAGTCCTTGGCCTACGGCTCACCTAATGGCACGCCCAGAACGCTACTTCGTCGGGCCGAACAAGCGCAACGAGATCAACGAAGTGATCTCGTTGGTCAAAGGCACTCCGATGAAGGAGAACGGCGCGGAGGTGCCGACGAGGTTGCAGGGGATGCCGAGCCCGCCTGGTCGCGTCAAGCTAGGCAAGACGACGGCCGCATGGAACAAAAACACGCTCGCGACGATCGAGCTCTTCGAGGAGGGGACGCCGCCGAGCGAGGGGAAGAAGACGCCGGCGGACACCCTGGAAAACTGCGTGAACAAGTTCGCAAACGTCGCGACGGGGAAGTGGGTGATCGTGGCCCGCGGCGGGAACGGGTACTGGTACCTGATCGCAGCGGAGTGCAGCGAGGCATGATCATGCTTCCAAACTGCGCGTGCTGCTGCAAGCCTTGCTGTCGCACGGTGTCGTATTCATATGACGACTCAGTCCCGCCGGCGAAGTGGTATGACGAATGCCCTGGCATCGGCGGGTGCGGGGAGGGGCAGCCGGTCGGGGATTGCGCTGGGCAGGTTCTTGAGGGCCACCTCATCGAGCGGTTCTGCAAGGTTGTTGTGGGCGAGAGCGAGATTCGCGCCAAACTCCTAGACGGCTCGGCGCTCGATGACTTCGGCACAATTGCGGGCGTTGCTACGACAACCGTGTGCGGACAACTCGGCTTTATCCAAGGCGACCACGACATTACGGACGAAATCGAAATCATCACCGACCCAAACGACGACGCCTATTGGCTGGCAAAAGTGCCGTTCAGGGCGACGAACGCGCAGGTGGGCGGCCCATACGGCGTTGCGCAGGTTCGGATCTGCTGGTGCTGCAAAGACCCGGAGTCCGAGGAAGAGTGCGAGTGCTGCGCGGTGCCGCCGCCGCCGCCGCCGCCGCCGTGCAACCCGCCGTGCGTTGAGGGCCAAGAGTGCTGCAACGGGGTCTGCCAGGACGCCGACGAGCCGTGCTGCGACGACCCGCCGTGCGAGGCCGACGAAATCTGCTGCGACGGAGAGTGCGTGGGGCCATGCAGCGAGCCGTGCCACGATCAGGAAAACCCCGGCTATGCAGGCGACAACGCAACGTGGTTTTCAGATTGCATCGGGTACCAGGGGGTTTTGCTTTTTGGGGGGTCAGGCGGCCAAACGCTTTCTCGAATACAGACCGGCAGCAGGGCGGGAGAGGGGGCCGCGTTTTTTGCGCCGGGCGCATCTCCGTTTATTGGCGCCCGTTCGTCCATCACTCGCCCGTTTATCGCCGCAAACGGCCTGATGGGATTCACGACGGAGGAGATACCCGTCGGCATCGACGACTGCAACGGAAATGGCACAGACTGTAACTGGGCCGACCACGAAAGAGCGTTGCAGTACGTTCAGGATGGGTACAGAATCATTCTCTGGCAAGACGCCGCGTTTTTGGGCGCCGACAACCAGATAGGCGACTTCTTGACCGGCATTGATGGCGGCTACACAAGCGTAACAGGCACCGTCTACAAGTATCGCGCGTTTGTGTTCACGCCTTGCGACGAAAACTGGCAGGACAAGACGGGCGAACTACTGAAACGAACCGAACTTCGGTACTACACAATGATCCTAAACGGCATGAACGCAATCGAAATCGAGCCGGCGTACTATGCTCCGCTCCAGCCTGGGTTCGGGTGTGAGCGAGAAGAGAACCCGCTACCGTGATCATCTGCAAGCGCCGTCATCTTGAAGCCCGCTGCCGCCAGCGTGGCACCACGCTCGACGCCGTGCGTGCGTGCATCGTGAGCGAGGACGGCGACACGATCACGGTGGACGAGACGCACCCGGCCTACCCGCAGCCACGGCCCGGCCTTGGCGACATGGTCGCCGCCGGCCTGTCGGCGGTCGGAATCACCAAAGATCGAGTCAGCGCTCTAGTCGGCGGCGACTGCGGGTGCAGGGCGAGGCAGGCAGCCTTGAACGCCGTGGGGGCCAAGTACCTCGGCCTGCCAGAAGGGTCGAACGGCGGCGGCGATGCCAGCAAAACCACCCTTGACTCCTAAACCCTACTGGCCGACACTACGAAGATGCCGGACGACCACCATTTCACCGTGGCGGGCCAGAAGTGGCTGCTCCGCTTCACGCGGCTGAAAGGCCGCGCCGCCGGCTGGGCGTACCTCCCCGACCCGAAGACGCCGCATCTGGAACGCAAGCTATTGATCGACTCGCGGCTCAAGGGTCGCCCGAAGTGCGAGACGATCATCCACGAGTTGCTCCATGTGTGTTTTCCGACCGTGAGCGAGGAGCACATCACCGTGAGCGCCAGGGACATCGCTCGCGTGCTCTTCAAGCTCAACTTCCGCGAGCTACCGGAGGAGTAATGGCGAAGGCGAAGAGCCTGGTGGATGAGGTGAGGTCGGCGCTGCCGACGAGCCGCGGGCCGCAGACTTGGTACGACCGACTGCCGGATGACGTCCGCAGTGAGTGCGACCAAATCAAGGCAGCATTCCGCGCTGGCGAGATGGGGACGAAGACCGGCCTCGGCTTCGCACTGGCGAAGGTGCTGAAGACCCGCGGCGTCGACATCGGCCACTCTGGAGTCATCTCGTGGCTCGAAAGACCCTAGTCGCCGAGGTCGCCGCCAGCCTGCCGCCGCCGAAGCCCGACGCCTCATCCGAACAGGTGACCGTCAAGCACGAAGGCGACGTCACCGAGGCCCGCAGCACCTCGAGGCGAATCAAGACCGTCGAAGACCTCCTGGCCCACATCAAGGCCGACCTCGAGCGATTCGAGGTCGCCGCCAGCGAGGCCACCAAGTGGGAGGTGGCGACGTCGTCACCGGACGGCGACGCGACGGTCACAGAGTTGCACCGGGTGTTCGTTCGCCTGAAGCCGCGCGGCGGGCCGACCACCCGCGAGGCCGTCCAGGCGATGATTTCCGCGGCCAGCCGGGACATCGCCCGCCCCGCGGGCAAGCGGCCGGCGAGAGCGAAGGCAGGCGTCTGGCAAGTCGTCGTCGTCGCCGACACGCACTTCGGCGCCTACTCGTGGGGGAAGACGACCGGCGGCAGCGACTACGACCTGGGCATCGCCGAGGCCCGCGTCACCGACGCCGCGACGCAACTCCTTGCCGCCGGCGACACCTACGCCCCGGCCCGCCGCACGATCGCCCTCCTGGGTGACCTCTTTCACTTCGACACCCCCGCCGGCACGACGACCTCCGGCACGCCGCTCGAGCGGGACGGCCGGTTGCAAAAGGTGCTCAACGTCGCCTCCGACGTCCTCCTAGGCGTCGTCGAGCAGTCGGCCCAGACGGCCCCGACCGACGTCGTCATCGTCAACGGCAACCACGACGAAGTCCTGACTTGGGGCTTCCAGCGAATCCTCATGGAGCGATTCCGCCGCCACAAGGGCGTGACGATCCACGGCGAGTTCACCGGCCGGCAGTACCTGACGCACGGCAGAAATCTCCTCGGCTTCTGCCACGGGCACAAAGCGAAGGCCAAGCTGCCGCAGATCATGGCGCTCGAGCAGCCGCTGCTCTGGAGCGAAAGCGTCTACCGCGAGTGGCACACCGGCCACCTCCACCACCAGGCGGCGGCGAACAACAAGCCCCTGGACACGCTGGACGGCGTCATCGTCAGGACGGCGCCGACGATCTGCCCTCCCGACGACTGGCACTCGGCTGGGGGCTTCATTGGCTCCCGGCAGTGCATGGAGACTTTCATCTACCGACAGGAGGGCGGGATGGCGGCGATGCACGTTGCCGACCCCCACATCACATGAGCAGCGACCTCCACTTCCTCCGCGTGGCCGCCGGCACGGCGAAGTCGGCGAGCCAAGACCCCAGGACGCAGAACGGCGCCATCCTGGTGGCGAGGCGAGGGACGGTCGTTGCGGCGAATGCCTACCCGATTCGCCGCTGGGCAAGCGGGGAAAGGCTCGAACCGCCGGCGAAGTACCGCTACATCGAGCACGCCGAACGCGGCGTCATCTACGAGGCCGGCCGGTGCGGGCTGCGGACGGACGGCGCCACGCTGTACGTCGTCTGGTTCGCCTGCCCCGACTGCGCCAGGGCGATCATCTGCTCAGGCATCAAGAGCGTCGTCGGCAGCCTGCACGCCCGCCAGGCGACGCCCGCCCGGTGGCTGGGGGCCGTCGAGGATGGCGAGCGGATGCTCCGCGAGGCCGGCGTCAACACGCGGTGGATCGCCGACAAGCTGGATGTGACGATCACCTTTGACGGGAGAGACTTGCACCTATGATCATTGGCATTTGCGGCCCCGCCGGGGCAGGGAAGACGACGGTAGCCGACATCCTCTGCGGCGACGGGCTGGGGGTGACGATCCCGCTGGCCGACCCCCTCTACAAGGCGCTGTCGGCCATGTTCGGCATCCCCGAGGCTGACCTGGTCGACCGCGGCAAGAAGGAGCAGACGATCGACTGGGTCGGGCAGTCTCCCCGCCGGCTCCTCCAGACGCTGGGGACTGAGTGGGGCCGTCAGGTCATCGGCGAGGACATATGGGTCAAAATCTGCCTGCGGCGCGCCGCGGTGAATCTGAGGGCAGGCTTTCGTCGCGTCGTCGTCCCAGACGTCCGCTTCGACAACGAGGCGGCGGCGATCCGCGAGGCTGGAGGGAAGATCGTCCGAGTCGTGCGGCCGTCGGGGTGCGTTGCCGGCGAGACGATGCGGCACTCAAGCGAGGCCGGCGTCAGCGACGATCTCGTCGATGCGACGATCGTCAACGCCTACCAGATGGACGAACTCGTCGAGGCCGTGAAGGCTACAATGAAAGAGTACCTGTGACACGCCACGAGTGGCCCCCAGAGGCCCGCAATGCACAAGGAGGTGCGCAGCCATGTCCGAGCCGAAGATTCGACGTAAGTTCAAGGCGATCGGCGTCACGCTCTCGACGGCCGTAGCCGCCGCCACCACCCTCCGCTGGGACGACGTTGCCGGCGGGACGATCGAGATGGGCACCGTCTCGACGGCCGCCACCAGCATTCAGGTCTGGGCCTCCGACGCCACGGTCGGCACGTTCGGCCGTCTGTACGACTCAAGCGGGTCGGCGGCCGACATCACCCTGGCTCCGTCCACGACTGAGGCGCGGGTCTACGCCCTGCCGGATGCCTGCTATGGCGCCGGCGCGATCCGGCTGGTCGCCGGTCAGGCCGCCGCGACGGCAGCGGTGTGCATCGTGACGATGAAGACCTGACGATGAGCGGTGCAGAGGTGAGCGAGACGCTCAAGACCATCATCGAGCGGTGGGGTTTTCCGACCCTTGTGGCGCTGGCGGCTGGGTACGTCTTGAGGCAGGACGTTTTGGTTCCTCTCGTTGACCAGCACGCGACGTTCCTGAAGACGATCGCCGACAGCCAGAAAGAGATCGCCGAGGCGGTCAACGAGCAGACGAGGCTCTTGTACGCCCTTCAGCCCAAGAGCCACGCAAAGCCGGAGAACTAAGCGATGCCGTGGAAAGACTCTTCGACAACCGGCGGCAAGGTGCGGCTGAAGCACTCCGCGACTCCACTTGAGTCGATCGGCGCTGCCGGCCTGCGAACGGGCGAGGTCGCGCTCAACTCGGCCGACGGGAAAATGCTCTACAAGTCGGCGGACGGGTCGGTGAAGTCCATCCCCGGCGGATACACCGGGGTCATCAGCATCTTCGACAACGGCCTTGGTTCATCGCATCTACTCACGTTTACCAACGGCATACTCACTGCCTACGAGATTTCCTGATGCCCCTCTCCCCACGCACCCTCCGACCGGCGAGCAGCGGATTCAACCCGCGACAGATCAGCGGCCTCGCGCTGTGGCTGGACGCGAGCGATTCGTCCACGCTGTTCCAGAACAGCGACGGCACAGCTCCCGCCACCGCGACCAGCGATCCGGTGGGGTACTGGGGGGACAAGAGTGGGAACGGACGACACCTCACGCAAGGCATCGCCGCCAGCAGGCCGACGCTCAACCTGACCGGCATCTCGTCCAAGCCCTGCCTGAACTTCGACGGCACCGACGACAACATCTGGAGACAGCCGGGACTGACTTCGGACGACCTGTCGATCCTGACGGTGCATCAGCAAAACTCACTGACCGGCGGAATCACTTATGAGTTCAGCCATGGAGGAGACACAACGAACGCGCAGGCGCAGAACCTGACGGGCTTTGCCAACATCGCTGGCCTTCAAGTCGCAGCGTCTGGCTTGCCGACTTACGCCGCAGACACAACTCGTTCGTTTACAAACGTAGACCTTCAAGGCCGCTCCGGTGCAGGCGGAGACATCACTGCGAACGTCCCGCACGTTGCCTCGCAGTGCTTGTCGCATTCTGCAACTGCGTCAGCGATCCGCAAGCAGGCGTGGGCCAGCGGAAGGGGGATGGCCGGGACAAACAGATTCAACTGCGGCGGCTGGTCTAACATCACGCTGGGTGCGCGGCGAAACAACCAAGCGGCAGGGGGAATCAACTCGCCAACCGTCTTTCTCAACGGTCGCATCGCAGAGGTGATCGCCTACTCGCGATACCTTCCTGACAGGGAGCGGCGAAGGGTTGAACTTTACCTCGCGCGCAAGTGGAGCGTGGCGCTGGCTGGTGCGCCGGTCGTCAGCAACGTAGATGCGCAGGATTGGATCGACCGCGTCTATGGCAACGGCGGCACGGTGAGTGCCAGCACGGCGAGCGCGGTCAATGCGTTCTGCGACGCTATCGACGCGGCCGGTATCCGCGACAGGTTCTTCCGCTTGAACCTGTTTGCTGGCACTGGGCTCAATGCCTGCCTCGTTCCGCTCTACACCGGGCCGACGAGTCTTGGAATCAAGTACGGCGGCGCGGTGGACACCAACGTGGGGCCGTTCGTCAGCGGCGACTACAACGAGACGGGGGCAGGCGGCGGGCTGACCGGGAACGGGACGAGCAAGTACCTGAACACCGGGCTGTCGGTGAACGACATGGGCACTGCTTCTAGCGGCCACCTGTCTGTGTATCACGGGCAGAGCAGCGGCGTGGACGCCAACCGCTACTACATGGGTGCGAACGACGCAACAGCGTCAAATCGGTTCTATCTCGGGACGGATTCGTTCTCAACGGCGAATGTTATTGGGAACTACGGGGGACTTCAGGGCGCATCGCAGTCGCTTGCGGCGAACGGTCATGGCTCCGCAGGGCACAGAATCTTGTCGCGAGAGTCGGCGTCTTCGCTGACGCACTATCACAACGGCAGCGTCGTCGCCACAAATACGACTACGATCACGCCTGCTACTTCGACCGCCGCCTTTGCTGTCTTCGCCGCAAATAGAAATGGCACAGTAGACAGATGGCATAACTCATGGATTGCGGCCTATTCAATCGGTCTGGGCCTGACATCCGCGCAGGCGGCGTCCTACCGAACCGCCATGCAGGCGTTCCAAACCGCCCTCTCAAGGAACGTGTGATGTGGCTCTCTGACCTCACCCTCCCGCTGCCCTACGCCGAGTGCCGCGACCTCGCGCTCGTCTACTCCTACGAGGTCGCCGTCACGCTGTACGGCGTGCAGGAGGAGCATGGCGATCCGCGTCACGTTCCGGCGGGTCGGCAGTTGAGCGACGGTCGCTGGATGCTGTGCGGCGACGTTCTCTCGGAGGTCGGCGAGGGCGGGATTCTCGCGCAGGCGTTCGCCTACATGACGCCTGAGATCATGGCGCAGGTGGAGGTGGTGCCGATGAGCGAGGTGGCGGGGTTGGTGGTCAGCCCACCCGCGGAATCTTAGCCGCGGCGTCGGCGCCGGCCCCGGTGATCCTGGGGTCGATGTAGCTCTTCCGCTTCAGGGCCGGCGACGAGTGGTCGAGCAGTTCCTGGGCATCGCCGCCCGCAGCCTCGTAGTACGAAGCCGCCGTCCGGCGGATGCGGTGGAACTTGCTGCGGCGATCTACCGGCAGGCCAGCCCGCTTCAGGACGCGGTCAAGGTGGTGGTAGAGCGTGCTGACGGCCCGCCCCCACGGGAAAACGACGTCTCGAGGAGGCGTCGAGATCGCCGCGATCGCGGCTTGAGTCTCCGGCTTGATCGAGCGCGTGATGTCCCTGCGGTGGCCTTTGCGGCCCTCGGCGCGGAAGTGAACCATCCCGTCGTGGACGTCGCGGAACTTGAGGCTCAAGACCGCCGAGATGCGCTCCGCGGTGTCGTAGGTGACCAGTAGCAGCGCCCGCCAATAGCCGGCGGCATCGACGCCATCGACGAGGCCGCGCTCCTCGCCGGCCGCCGCCACCAGCCGCCGCATCTCGTCGGTCAGCCACGCCTCCGGCACACGCTCCGGCACGACGATTCGTCGAAGGCTGGCCGACGGGCCACGCTTCACGCCGGGGATGGCCTCGTCCCAGGCCAGTTGCCAGAGGGCGCGGAGCTGCGCCCGATCCTTGGCGGCCGTCCCCGGCTCCCGGTCGCGGAGGCGCCACGAGAGGAACCTGGCGACCACCAGCGGGTCGAGGTCTTCCAGAGTCGGCTCGTGGCCCAAGAACTCGCCGAATGCGGCCAGGGTGAATCCGTACAACCGCAGCGTGCGGTCGCTGATGCCACGCATGGGAGCGTAGTAGTCGTCAAGAAAGCTACGGAGCGTCATCGGAGTGCTCCCCCGGAAGGTGCCACACCAATGGCGGTCATCAACCCCCCTTCAGCACATCGCCCATTCGTCCACGGTTTCGCGCTCGACGCCGCTGGCGTCCTCGAGCTTCGCGAGCGCCGACATGAGCGTCCCCTCGAGCGCGTCGCGGTCGGCCACGCGGCCGGCTGAAAGCATTCCGGCGGTGTTGACGGCGGCGAAGAGACTGCGGATTTCGGAAACACTGAGGGTTACGCTGACGTTTCTGGAGGGCACGGCAGACTCCTTTCACAGTGGTGGTACGATTCCTTTCGGCACCGTCACATTCTGAATCCCCTATCCTCCACTTTCAAGTGGAGTCTGCGGCCGGGGCGTCACGGGCCTCGTGTCCCATGTGGACACTCTGGCTTGCCTATCTTTCCTAGTCCCCAAAGGAGACGTCGAAATGCCTACTGTGAAAGACCAGGCGATTGGATCGTGGGAGGCCGCGGCCGTGATGGGTATCCATTTCACTCAGCCGGCCGTGATGGTCAGGAAGGGTTTGCTGACCAGCCGCGCGATCAAGGCCGTCAGCGGAAGCGGCGAGGCCAGGTCGTTCCAGGTCTACTCCCTCCAGGAGTGCGACCAAGACTACGCCGACTACGAGGAGGCGAGGCGGGAGCGGAAGACCGGCCGGCCGCGTTCCTACGTCGACCTCCGGCCAGACGAGCTTCGCCGCCTCAAGGCGGTGAAGACGCCGATCGACTTTCACGACGCCATCGGCAGCGCCGAGGCCGCCGAGATCATGGGATGCCACTGGACATGGCCCCCGCGGGCAGCCCGCCGCGACGAGATTGTCGGAAGGATTGTCCACAACGGCCGGGACGGCAAGGCGGCCGACCGCGTGTGGATTTTCTCGAGGGCGTCGTGCGAGCAAAACGCCGCGAAAGCCCGCAAGGAAACCGCCGCCGGCCAGAAGATCGGCCGCCCCCGCCGCGGCATCAAAAAGCCTACTCTTGCAACGTAGGCATTCTGCCGATACATTCTGCGGCACTCATGGAGGAGTCGCCACATGGATGGGCTCTGGCGTCATCAGAGGGAGGCGATCGCGTGGGCCGGAGGCCGACGCGACGCCGTTCTTCATATGGGGATGGGAACCGGCAAGACCCGGTGCGCCATCGAGATCATCCGGCAGGAGCTTGATGCCGGCCGCGCCCGCCGCGTGATGGTGGGGTGCCCAAAAGCCGTCATCGCCGCCTGGGTGAAGCAGTTCTCGCTCTGGATGCCGCAGGCCCGCCTGCTCATCCTCGATCGCGGCACATCGGCCAAGAAGGGCGAGCAGATAGCCGCCGCCTGCGCCGACACCTCACCACTGGTCATCATCGCCAACTACGAAACGTGGTGGCGGGTGAAGCAGGCCGACAAGGTGCCGTGGGACTGCTTCGTGTTCGACGAGTGCCACCGGCTCAAGTCTCCGTCAGGCGCCCAGTCGAAGTGGGCGGCCAAGCAGACGAAGCGATGCCCGACGGCCAAGCGGATCGCCCTCTCAGGGACGCTCCTGGCCCAGACGATCCTCGACGCCTTCGGCATCTACCGGGCCGTCGAGTCGCCGGAATGCACCACGTTTGGTACGTCCTACACCCTGTTCAAGGCCACCTACGCCATCACGAATCCGCACCTCCCCGGCATGGTGATTGGATACCGGAACCAAAAGCAGTTTGGCGAGAAGATCGCCGCGACGACGTTCCATCGAAAGAGCGAGGACGTCCTCGATCTGCCGCCGATCCTCCATGTCGAGGTGCCGGTGGAGATGACGGCCAAGGAGGCCAACGTCCACCGGCAGCTCGAGAAGGACTTCGTCGCCGAGGTTGAGGCCGGCAAGTTCGTCACCCCGAAGAACGCCATGATTGGCCTCCTGCGGATGCTCCAGTCGTGCCAGGGCTATGTCCGGCTGGACGACGAGGAGGCGGCCCGCCGGATCGACGAGCACCCGTCGAAGCAGGCGGCGTTCGCGGAGATGCTCGAGGACATCGACGCCGGCGAGCCGCTGGTGGTGTTCGCACGGTTTCGCAGTGACATCGACTGCGTGATCGAGGCGTGCCAGAAGCACGGGGCCACCTACAGCGAGCTGTCTGGTAAAATCGACTCCCTTGCCGAGTGGCAGTCAGGGAAGACGCAGGTGCTGGTGGCTCAGATTCAATCGGGTGGCATCGGCATCGACCTCACCCGCGCCCGCCTGGGCGTCTTCTACAGCCTCGGGCACTCGCTGTCCGAGTATCTCCAGGCCATCGCCCGCCTGCACCGGCCGGGGCAGACACAGCACACGCGGTTTTTTTCTCTGGTCAGTACCCTACACGGCAAGCCTACGGCAGACGGCCGCGTGTACGAGGCTTTGTCGAATAGACGCGAGGTTATCGATGACATTCTCAGAGGCTATGGGCGAGGACAACAGTCTCTCCAGCGTGCTGGAGCAGATCACGGCGATCGACCGTGAGATCGACGACGCGGAGCTGCGCGTCAAGGAGCTGAAGAAGAAGCGGGAGGCGATGGCGAACGTCGCCGTCGAGGAGATGACCGGCGGCCGGCTGGACGGCGTCCGCGTCGCCGGCCGCTCGTGGCGGGTCGAGTGGGAGCATCGAATCAGCGCCAGCGGCGAGGCCCAGGATGCGGTGCTCGAGGCCGCCCGCAAGGCCGGCGTCGACAAGGGGCTGGTCGGCATCAACACCGCCAGGCTGAAGAGCCTGCTCAAGGAGTTGTCGAAGGACGCCGGCCGCGACCCGCGCGAGCCGTGGGCCGAGGGGACGCCGTTCGCCGGCATCGTCAGCGAATACGTCCAGCCCGTCCTACGGCACCTGACGACCGGCTAGCAGCCTACAGAAGAAGCGTAGCCGCCTGGCGTGTGCCCATGCGGCTTGTTGATGGATCGGAAGGAAGCTCAAGGAGAAACCAATGAGCACCGCGATTTCGACGACCGTGAAGACGATCGACTACCCCGCGCTCGCGCCGAACAGTCGGCAGGCGCAGATCATCGCCGCGAACCTGGACGGCGAGCCGATGACGGAGATGGACTTGGTGAAGGTGCCGACGCCGGCCGGCGGCGGGACGACCTGGAACATCGACTGCAACGGCAACACCGAGAGCACCGACGAGATCGTCGGCCTCCTGGTGGCCGTCGGGAAGCGCGGCGTGCTGTGGCCGAAGGACGACCCGTCCGACATGAGGCCGGTGCTCGTGTCGCACGACCTCCTGGTCGGCTACCGCGTCGGTGACGATGTGTCGCTGGGGGACATCGACCCCGCGGCTCTGGAGCGGTATCGGATCGGCGACCGCCGCTACGACTGGGCGGCGCTCTCCACCGGGCCGGAGTTCGGGTACGGGGCCGGCAAGAGCGGCAGCGGCAAGAAGGTCAAGGAGGCCCGCATCCTCGCGATCCTGCGTGAGGGCGAAACGTGGCCGATCCTGGTCACCGTCGGGCCTGGGAGCCTTCGCAACTGGCTGCCGTTCCAGAAGCGGTTGCCAGCGTTCCCGTGGGAGTGCGTCGTGGGGCTCAAGCTCCAGAAGGTGAAGTCGAGCGGCGGTCAGCCCTACTCGCAGATCGTCCCCCGCGTCGCCGGAGTCATCTCCGAGGAGCAGGGTGCGGTGGCGAAGAAGGTCTACCACGACTCGCTGACCGCGATGTTCAACGCCCCGCCGGCCGGCGCCTCGAGCGTCGTCCGCGAGGAGGAGTGATCCAACAGGCTCGGGCCGGCGGCCTTTAACCCACAGATTCGTGGGCCGGTCGCCCAGCCGGTTGGTGGCGAAGTAACCCCCGGAAGTCTGTCGAGCCCTCTGGTGTCACCTTTCCGCCACGGCCGACGGGCGTCTTTTGCCACCTCCCGGCCCTGTTCCACGCAGGGCCGGGAGGGTGGCTTTTCATTCTCAAGGCATGGAGGCTCACCATGAGCGACACATTCAAGGCCGCCGCCCACTACGCATCAGAGTTCGGCTGGCCGATCGTCAAGGTCTACGGCATGGACGGCGAGCGGTGCATGTGCGCCTCCGGCCACGGCTGCGCCGCCCCCGGCAAGCACCCTGTGCAGACGGACTGGCTGGCGCATGTCACGAAGGACGAGGACGAGATCGCCTCGTGGTTCGATGACGGCCAGGAGTGGAACATCGGCCTTCCGCTTGGGCCGGCCAGTGGGCTGGCAGACACCGAGTGGGACAACGAGAAGGCGCTGGCGACCGCCAAGAAGTTCGGGCTGCTCTCCGTCCCGACGCCGGGCTATTCGTCGAGCCGCGGCGGCCACCGGCTGTGGCTTCTCGACCCCAGGCTGATCTCGCTGCCCAGGGCCAAGGTCGACATCGACGGCCTCGAGGTGCGGATCGGCGGCGGCGGGAAGAGCAGTCAGTCGATCATCCCCCCCAGCCGCCACCACACCGGAAAGCGATACCGATGGGACGACGGCCGGTCGCCGGACGACGTCGAGCCGGCGCCCATGCCGGAGGCTCTGGTGCTGGCTGTGATCGCCAAGGCCAGCGGGGCGGGAGGCGGCGAGGGACTGATCACCAAGGACACGATCCTCACCAGGAAGCTCGGCGAGGGCGAGCGGCACACCGGCCTCGTGTCGTGGATTTCGTCAGAGATCATGCGCATGCGTGACCCTCACGACCCTGTCGAGCAGCAGAACGTCCTGCTCGTGCTGCGGAGCCTCAACCAGACGCAGTGCGCGAGTCCGCTGGAAGACAAGGAACTCCGCGACATCTGGATGGGCCAGTTGCGGTGGGGCATGAAGGCCCGCGCCGCCGGGGCGACGAAGGTCGCCTCGACCGACCCAGACGCCGACCAGAAGGTCGAGGAGGCCCGCGCGGCCAACGTCCACGCCGCCAGCGGCCTCGAGTTCCGCGGCGGCGAGTGGTGGCCGGGCATGTGGCGGCTGACCGTGATCCACGGCGACCCCAAGGAGTTTCGGCTCCACGTTCCGGTCGTGGCCGCCAGCGACGGCCATGGGGACTGCGTCCATGTGTCCCTGACCAGCGGCGACTGGTCTAGCCCGATCTCCGTCGCCAGGAAGATTCTGGAGGCCACGGGGACGATCGACGTCACCGACCCGAACCCCAAGGAGTGGGCCAAAATCTGGAACGGCTACTCGTTCAAGAAGGAGGGCGAGAAGGCGTGGACTCGCGTCCGCGGCTTGAAGGTCAAGCTCATGGACGACAAGGCCGAGGAGTGGCCGTCCGCAGAGCAGCAGAGGTTCGCCATCGTCGCCGGCTGGCTTCTAGACGCCCTCACGAACGTCGCCCAGCCGGACGCCGACATGGACGACACCACCCCGAACCCGTCGGGCAAGCCGGCCTGGGTGCGGGGGCCGAATGACGAGTTCCTCCTCTACTTCTCGTGGAACCGGGTCTTCGAGGACATCACCAAGAACCGCCGCGTGAAGCTATTGGAGGGCGAGAACATTTCCCTGAAACGGCGAATCCTGGCCGTCATGGGGGAGCAGGAGTTCCGCGTCGAGCGGGTTCGGACGGAGTCCGGCGTCCGTCGCCGGTACTACGTCTGGACGCAGAAGCACATCGACTGTCTTACCAATATTGCCCATCCTGACAGTGGGCCAGAAGAAACGGCCCTAATTACTAGGGGGGGAATTGAATTTGGAAAAACAATTAGTGCCGCGGGAACGCTGGTTTCTGGCCCAACGTGACGTAAGCCCTTTGTTTTCAAGCACTTGCGCTGGGCCAGAAACCGGGCCAGAAAACATTCACCAACGGAAAGTGGGCCATGAAACAGACTGCGAAGCTGATCGGCGGGGCCGGGACGGGCAAGACGAGCACGCTGCTCAAGACGATGGAGGCCGCGGTGGACAAGTTGCAGTGCGACCCGTCGCTGATCGGGTTCGCCTCGTTCACCAGGGCGGCGAGGGAGGAGATGGTCGACCGGGCGGCCGACAAGTTCGATGTCCACCCCAGCATCCTGTCGAAGCACGGGTGGTTTCGGACGGTTCACTCAACGTGCTATCGGTCGCTCGGCATCCGGGGCGAGCAGTTGCTCTCCGGGGACGACAAGTCGACGAGGTGGATCGCCGACCAACTGCGAGTGACGGTGACTCGCCGGGCCGTCGATGACAGCGGGTTCGCGACCTACGTCGGCGACGAGGAGGCCGCCGCGGCCCTGAACATCTGGGACATCTCGCGCAATCGTGTGGTGCCTCTGGCGACCGTCCACTCCGAACTATCTAGGGTCGGTTCGGACGTCCCGTCGTTCGACGCCGTGAAGCGGTTCGTCAAGAAGTACGAGGACGCCAAGAGACTGCACGACAAGGTCGACTTCGTGGACATCGTCGGCCGGTTCGCCGGGGTTGAGTTCGGCCTCGACGGGCCGGAGATGGTCGAGCCGCGGGGCGATCTGCCGCCGGGCGTGAAGGTCTGGATTTTCGACGAGTACCAAGACTCGTCGAAACTGGTCGATCTGGCCTGCCGGCGGCTCTCCGACGGGCCGGATGTCATCTGGACGTATCTGGCGGCAGACCCCTTCCAGTCGGTCTTCGGCTTCGGGGGGGCCGACTACACGAACTTCATGTCGTGGGAGGTCGACAAGGTCAAGACGATGCCGCAGTCGTGGCGATGCCCCCGGCCGGTCATGGAGCTGGGGGAGCGGTGCCTTCGGCGGATGAAGGCCGGCTACTTCGACCGCGGGATCGCCCCGGCCCCCCACGAGGGCAGCGTCATCCGCGAGCCGTCGATCGAGCGGGCTCTCCAAGGCGTCGACCCGTCGAGGACGACGCTGGTGCTGGCCCGCTGCAACTACTCGCTGGCAAAGTACGCCACGATCCTCGAGCAGCGGAAGATTCCCTACGCCAGAATCAACCAGGACAGCGACACAGCCCACCTGACGGCCTGCAACGCCTACTGGCGGCTCCAGCACGGCCAGGGCATCTCCGGGGAGCAGTGGCGGGCTGCGATCTCCCTGACGCCAGCCAAGGGGCTTGGCGAGGAGGTCTTCCTCAACCGGGGCCACAAGGCCGCCTGGAAGGACGGCCGGCGGGAGGGGATCGACTACATCCACCCCGACGAGATCGGCGACTTCGGGCCAACGGAGCACCTCGTCGGCAGGATCAGGGACGGCCGGTGGGCCTCTCTGATCCCCGGCGGCGAGAAGTGGTACGCCGCAGCGAAGCGGCACGGGGCCGACCAGGCGACCAACCCGAACGTCCGGCTCTCGACGATCCACGGGTCGAAGGGCATGGAAGCCCAGGACGTCGTCCTCGCCACCGAGACGTCGTGGAAGATCGAGAACGCCAGGGAGATCGACCCCCGGTCGCACGACGAGGAGTGCCGGATCGAATACGTCGGCGTCACCAGGGCCAAGGAGCGGCTGATCGTCTGCGAGTCCGACGAGCCTCATTCGATGTCACTACCCTACTGAGGCAGACATGAAGTACCTGTTCGAGGTCGCCCCCGACGAAGGGCAGAGGAAGAAGAAGTCCAAGAGGCCGGCGGCGGCGCCCGCCCCGGTGGACGAGGGCGATGTCGTCGCGTCGAAGTACGCGCCGCCGTCGCCGCGGCCAGAGGCCGTCATCGGCACAATCGACGATGACACCTACGCCTGCCCCCACCCGCGGTGCGGTGCGGGCGCCCAGGACATCCTGCTCGAGGACGGCAGGGAGTGGCTGATCGCCTGTGCCTTCTGCGGATCGATGCAGTGGGTGAAGGCGATCGCCGGCCATCTGGAGCCGAAGCCGGAAGAGTTTCGATTCAGGGACGGCCGGTTCGCCGGCATGACGCCGGCCGAGGCGGCCCGCGAGCAGCGGGGGCCGGACTACCTGGCGTGGGCCGCCGAGAACCACCCCCGGCCGGCCGTGAGGGACGCAGTGAAAAATCATCTTGACGGTGCTGGAAAAGGTCTGTAGCCTACGCACCAACACAACGGAAAGGACTCCGTCCGATGGCACTGGTTCTGACTCGACGCCCCGGCCAGAAGATCGTCCTCGAGCGGCCTCGCATCGAGGTGATCGTCGACAGCGTCGTCGGCAAGACAGTGAAGCTCGTCATCAAGGCGCCGCGGCACATTCGCATCAGCCGCGAGGAGCTGGTGATGCGGACGCAGGAGGCGAAGTCGTGAACGAACGCACGCCGATTTACGGCAGCCCGTGGCAGCCATACCGACCTGCGCGTGACTGGAAGCAGGAGTTCGTCAGCATCGCCACCGATCTGGCGAAGGCCACGGTGGATCGATGCCAGCCTGGCGTCTGCGGGCCGGAGGAGTGGGCGAAGGAGGTGACGGACATGGCGGCGTACCTCGTGGTCGAGATGCAGTACGCCGTCGGCGACCGGAAGCGGCCGGAGGACACGCAGGCCGTGGCCGAGGAAATTCGCAAGGTCTTCGGAGTCAAGAAGTGATCACTGATCGCAGAAACCTTCTGAGGATGTTCCCGCTGGCCGGCGTGGCCCTGCCGGCGGCAAAGCTGCTCGGCGACGAGGCCGCCGTAGGCGTCGAAAGCGTCGAGATGATGCCGGTGAAAGAGACGGAGGCGCAGAAGTGCCGACCGCTATTCGTCATCAAGGTGAACGTGCCAGTGTCGGAGGAGCGGCTCGTCGCCCTACGGAAGCACTTCGTGGAAGGCATGGCTTTCCACGGCTTCACCGACGCCCCCGCAATCGTCATGCCGTCGTACTGCGACATGAGCGTGTTTTCCATCCCCATCACTGAAGGAGAAGTGAAATGTTCGGGCTCGGAACAATCGAAGTCGGTCTGATCGCCTGCGTCGCCGTGATGCTGTTCGGAGGCCGCCTGCCGAAGGTGGCGCGCAGCGTCGGCCAATCGATCGTGGAGTTCAAGCGAGGTTTCCTGGAAGTCGACCGTGAGTGCAAGGCTCTGGAGCAGGAGATGGAGAAGGAGGTGACGGCATGAGCGCGCTGACACTCACACTTCTCGCCAACCTCTGCGATGCGGCCGGCGCCCCGTCGATGGCCCGCGGCGTCCGCGAGATGCTCGCCAACGGCCGCGACGACGAGGTCATCCGCACCGTCTGCCGGACGAAGTCGAAGTCCAACGTCGTCGTCAGCACGATGTGGGCCGGGGACTGCCTAGCCTACGAAACGGCACTGCTGGACGCCAGCGGCGTTCACCCCGTCGAGCGGTACGCCGACGACGTCGCGGCGATGCAGGGCCATCATCGCTGGCTCGCCTTCGCCGACGACTGCGACGGCAGGGAGATCACCGTGCTCGGCGATGCCGACGGGCTCATTCCGCCGCACAAGGCCACCCTGGAGGCAGTCTCGTGAGGAAGTCGCCGTGGTGGAGGTGGTAAGTGCTTGGCTGGCTGCTCGGTGGTATCGACGCGGAGATCGCCAGGCTGACCGTCGAGCTTTCGACGCTTCGCCGTAGTGTTCGTGCGTTGGCGATGAGTAATCGCCAGCCGCTGGTTTGGGTTCGATTGTCTTTCCAGGAGCCTAACATGGCGCTTGTTTATTCGGTGACGGCCGGCCCGCCGGTCGATGCGGATGTGACGTCTCGCGAGCTGACGGTCGTCGTCAACGGCGAGACGCTCTCGACCACTTCGCTCAACGGGTCGGCCACCGACCTGGGCGAGATCAAGGTCGCGCAGGATGCGGTGGTGATGCTGTCGCTCGTCGACATCGACGACGCCGGCAACCGCAGCAAGCCGGCGACGACGGAGTTCACGGCGACCGACACGATCCCGCCGGCCCAGCCGGGCCAGTTCGGCGTGACGCTCGTCCGCGAGGAGTGATCCACCCCGGAGGATGTCAAGGATGGACATCTGGCTCAACGTGTTCGCGATGCTGGTGCTGGTCGGGTCGGCGTTCTATTTGTCACTCTTACCCTACATGACGAGACATGACGACTAGGAAGCCCGCCCCGCTGGTGGTCGATGAGGACGCCTTCCACATGGAGTGCATCGACGACGACGTCGTCGGCGCGCCGTATGTGGACGTTCGCCTGGACACCATCCCGCACGGTCAGGACGACCCGGACTATTCGGAGAATCCTGCGGCTCTTCGTCGAGCCGCTCAGTGGCTGCTCAAGGCCGCTGAGTGGCTCGAGAGGAGGCAGGAGTCGTGACTAACGCCCCCATAGTTTGTACGCGGCGGCAGCCACCGCGGACGGAAAAAACGCGCCCACCGCGTCTCTACGAGCGCACCACAGGGCGAGATGCCGGTTCAAGTCCGGCTGGGGGCATTCAGTGAAGACGTATCGACGGGAACTCACCGGCCAGGTGCGCGGCAACGCCCGCCTGCGGCGTCGGCTTGACGAGGCGAAGAAGGAGCTTGTCTCCAAGCGATTCCATCTGGCGATGCTCGTGACGCTCCTGGATGCCCACGGGCTGGGCGATCACGAGGTGACGAGGAAGGCGGCGTGGTCGATCGGGTGGCATAGGGCGAAGCGATGAGTACTGAACAACAAGATGCCAGACCGTTCGTGACCGCCGTCCTTCACGTTGGATTCCTGTCCATCGCGGAGACACCGGAGATGCTCGAGCGGCTCCGCAGGCCGGAGCCCGACGAGCCTGACTCGACGGCGCGGTCGCGACTGTTCTCTGAGTTGCAGCGAATCGGCGTCACGCCGATCGACGCGACGGCTGGCGTCGTGGGAGGGTCGAAATGACCGAACCAACACGAAACATCGAAACGACGCAGGACGCTCTCCTGTGGCTCGACTACTTGGCTAAGTTCGGCCACAGCTACGGCGGCGACACCCCGAACTGGTACGGCCAGGTCTCCGTGGTCATCCGCACGTTGATGCGTCGGCTCGAGGAGCAGGCGATGGCGAAGGAGCAGGCCGAGGCGAGGGGGAAGGGATGAAATACATAAGCATCTGTTCTGGCATCGAAGCAGCATCGACCGCGTGGCACGGCCTCGGCTGGACGCCGCTGGCGTTCAGCGAGATCGAGCCGTTCCCGTCGGCGGTGCTGACCCAGCGCTACCCGTCGGTGCCGAATCTCGGCGACATGAGCAAGTACCGTGAGTGGCCGGAGGAGCTGCTCGCGGAGTGCGATCTGCTCGTCGGCGGCACGCCGTGCCAAGCGTTCAGCGTGGCTGGCTTACGGAAGAGCCTTGATGACGAACGCGGCAACTTGTCGCTGATCTACGTTCATCTGTTTCACCACATCAACGAAGTGAGGAAGCGTCATGGAAGACCGCCAGCAATCGCTCTTTGGGAAAACGTCCCAGGAGTTCTCAGCACCAAGGACAACGCCTTCGGATGCTTCATCAGCGGCCTCCTTGGGGTCGATGACACCATTGAAACTCAAGACGGGAAGTGGCCTAAAGCAGGCTTTCTCGGTAGCGAAACCGTCCGAGTGGGTTATCGAGTCCTCGATGCCCAGTATTTTGCCGTGGCTCAAAGGCGTCGGCGGGTCTTTCTCGTTGCCGTGCCTTGTGAGCTTGTCGCAAGTCTTGGAGAGCGGGCCTGTCCATCAGAGATACTTTCTCTCCGAGAAAGCGTGCTCGGGAATCCTCCGACGCGCGGAGAAGCGCGGCAAGCAGTTGCCGGAGGCTCTGCGGAGCGCCCTGCAAGCAGTGGTGAGCCGTACCACCTTGACCGAGCCATGTTCAACCAAGGAGTGAATGCCCAGTACGAACCGCAGATCACCGATGACGGCGTGGCGGCGAGCATGGTGGCCCGTGGGCCGGCCGCAGTCATGTGGAACGCGAGCGACCAGGCCAACGCAGAGCGGCTGGTAGACCACGCTGGGACGCTCAACTGCAACAAGGGGCAGAGGGGCGGGTGGATTGCGCCCAGCGGCCACCCAGACCCGGCATACGCGCTGTCGGCTGGGAACCAAAGCAAAGGCGGCGTGTTCGGAAGCGGGCGTGATTCGCAGGACACGTTCGTTGTCGGAGAGGCCGTCGCCTTCAAGCCGTCGCACTACACTCGCGGCAAGGACGAAAAGCCTGACGAAGTCGTGCCGCCGCTCTCGGCCGATGCTGACAAAGGCGATCAGGACACGCTCGTCCTGCGGCAGTCACTGGGCTTCAACTGGCAGAACGGCGGCGGCTACGGCGATGCCAATGATGGCCTCGGCATCACCGAGGAGGGTACTGGGCCGCTCTCGCGGCCGCAGGTGCCGGCCTGCGTAACTGGGCCGCGCACCCACGCGCTGACCACTCGAGCTGCTGCGGTCGAGGAGGACGGCACGGGCCGCGGGACGCCGATCATCCCGGCTGTGTTCACCAAAGCCAAGCGCGCCCAAATGCAAGTCCAGTGGGCCTCCGGCGGCGGTAAGGTCGAGAACCCGACGATGCAGGCTCTTCGCACTAGTGCGGAGCACAGTTACCAGTTCGTCCGGCACGCGATGCAAGTTCGCCGGCTCACGCCGACGGAATGTTGCCGCCTCCAGGGATTCCCCGACGAGCACTGCGACATCACCTTCCGCAAGAAGCCCGCCGCCGACGGGCCGAAGTACCGCGCCCTCGGCAACTCCATGGCCGTCCCGTGCATGGCGTGGCTCGGCTACCGCATCCAGAAGGCTACACAGGCAGAGTAATGGACTGCTTCATCCTCCCCGCGATGATGCTTCGTCCGACGGAGCGACACTTCATTGCCCAGCATCTCACTCGGGCAAACAGCGACTTCCAGACTGCCCTGCGAAATGACGCCGCCACCGGCACGATCGCCATCGCGCTGGATCAAGGCGAGATCGTCGCCTGGGCGAGGACGGAGCCGTGGAGGGACTGGCCGACGCTCGAGGCTTTCGTCGCCCCGGCGTACCGCGGTCGCCGGCTGGCAGCGTGGTGCGCGATGGGGCTGGCCGTGGCCGGCGTCTTCAAGAAGTCGCACCACACAGCAGTCTTCCGCTCGTCGATGATCCCGATCGCCACCGACGCCGGCCTCCTGCCGCTGCTCTTCAGGAAGGAGGGCGACGAGTGGACGAGGGAATGATCCTCCTGGCCGCCCGCGTGGCGGCACTGCAACGGATGGCCGCGACCACCGGGGAGCTGCTGGCCGACGTCATCGACGACTCGAGGGAGAACGGCCACTTGGGGCTCGCCGTGGCCGCCAGCCATCTGCGGGACAGCTTGGAGGTGTTTGCGACGGAGTGCGAGCGGGCTCTTATCAAGAAGGAGGCGGCGAAATGAGCAAGGACATCGTCCAGCGGCTGATCGACCTGTCGATGTGCGCCGACGAATCGTCCCCTGCCGACGCAGCCATGCTGGTGCAGGCGTCCGAGGAGATCGAGCGGCTACGGCTGACCGACGAGGAGCGAGCGGCGATTGGATGGGCGATCGTGGAGTGCGAGTCGATGCCGACGACGTTCTCCCGCCGGGCTGCCGACACGTTGAGGGCTTTGCTGGAGCGGACGGGATGAGAACACGCAGGATCAGGAGCGGCGAACTATGAGCGACAACAACACGCAGGACGCGGCCGAACCGTCTCCTGCATCCGCTGGTTCTCAGCCGGTGGCGTGGATTGCCGTATTCGACGGGCATGATGCCGATGGAGAGTTTGTGTGGCCTGACAGGGGGCGGGCGATGGAATGGGCGTCCGCGAGGCACGGCGTGACGATTGCGCCGCTCTACCTTCAACCGCAGCTCACGCTCACTGGCAAGGAGCGGGACGCGATCCAGATGGCAATCATGCGAGAGCGTGGCGAGTGGTATGGCAACCCCGATTACATTCGGGCCGCCACGCTCCAATCGCTACTGGAGCGGACAAAGTGAGGCACGCATTCCAAATACTTGAGGAGTTGGGGGCCGAGTGCGACAGGCTTGGCGTTCGCGTTGTTGACGTTCACGGGGAAAGCGGCCTTGCTTCAGAGTTCTTTGCCAAGATCGTCAGCTACATCGAAGCCAGAGAGAAAGAGTGCGACCGGCCCACGCTCACCGACGAGGAGCGGGAGGCGTTGTATCGCGTGGCCGATGACGCAGCGTACCGTGGCGCGGGCTACACCGAGGGGGTGGTCAGGGGGCTGCTAAAACGATTGAAATGAGAACACGGAAGATGAGCGGCATCGCCACGGAGGACGATGATATGAGCAAAGACACTGCGGCGATGTCCGCTCCATCGGCTGGTTATGGGCGTCCGCACTTCATTCGACGCCAGAAGCTTTGCCAGCTGTCGTCTGGAATGCGTGAACGTGCTGAGTGGGCCAGGGCGACCGCGGTAGAGAACCCGGCGGCGGTTGACGTTGACGACGAAATGCTGCCGTGGGTTTACAACGAAGCCGAGGGGCTGTGGTTCAGTTTCGACGGGAACTACTCGGGATTGAGCCCGGCCGAGAAGAGGGAAAAGCGGGCCGATGCCGAAGCACGGCGAGAAGAAGAGGACGAGGCCCATCGACGCTGGAGCGCCATACGGCAGCAAGTGCTCGAACGGGACGATTACACCTGCCAGATGTGCGGGTTCGTTGCGTCTTCAAACTTGCACATTCACCACATCATGAAGCGATCGGAGGGCGGGACGGACCACCTGGACAACCTGCTAACGCTTTGCCCGTCGTGCCACAGCAAGGCAGACCGGAAGTTCTACAACCCAGACTGGACCAGGCCGCCCGTCGAGTAACCCATAACCCCGCGATCAGCGGCTCGTCCGCTGCATCGCGTGGTTCTCATGAATAAGCGACATGAAATACGACGCACTTATCGCTGACCTTCGCTGCCAGTACGAACGCTATCGCGGCAGTGGAACTCGCATGGAACAAATGCTGAAGGATGCTGGTGCTGCACTAGCGAAGGCGAGGCTCACCGACGATGAACGCGAGGCGATTGCAGAAGCGGTCGGAGCGTACAACGACAACGACGACGACGAGGAATGTGCGAAGATCGCAGCCACGCTTCACGGCATCCTGAAGCGGCTAGACTGAGAACCAGTGAGTATGCGGAACCGCATATCCACCTGTCGCCGGCAGCGACAGGTCGCAAGAACGTGTTTCATAAGGCAGGAAACTGCGACACAAGGTCACCTTGACGCTTTCCCTACACCCGGAGATAATCCGCCACCATGAGCGACAAAGACCTCGACGCCGTCGCTGGTGCGGTCGGCGGATTCATGGCGGCCTGCGTGGTCGCCGTCATTCACGTTGTCGTCCTGTCGGCGGCGACGGTGCTGTGCTGGAACCGGGCTGTGCCGGCCGTCTTCGGGCTGCCGGAGATCACTTTCACGCAGGCCATGTGGCTGACGGCGCTCGTGGCAATCCACTCGACCCACTGGAGGCGATCCTGATGCCGATCAAAAAGGGCTACAGCAAGCAGTCCATCGCCAAAAACATCTCGCAGATGGTAAAGGACGGCCTGCCCCAGAAGCAGGCCGTCGCAGCCGCGCTCGACATCGCCGACAAGGCGAAGAAGAAGGCAGGAAAAGGAGGTTCCTCGTGAACATTAGATTCCACGGCACGGTGAAGGACTTGTTCCGGCTCTGGTTTAGCACCGCCACCGACGACGAGGTGTGCATTGAGCTGCGGATCGTCAGGGCGACGATGGCGAAGCTGGCCCGCAAGTACGGCCTGCCCGCCAGGCTGCACGCCAAGGCCGACGGGCAGCGGCGGCCCGACGACCCGACGCCACAGGAGATCGTCGAGCGGGCGGCGATCGAGCGGAGCCGGTGGTCGCCGGAGGAGCGGGAGCGTCGAATCGTCGGCGGGTCGCGCCGCGTCGAGGTCGCCGACTACGCCTACGACGGTCGCCAGTGCGCATTTCGCTATTGACGGCGCAGCCTACGTCCGCACACAATGCAGGAATGCTAGAGAAGACAGTCGTCGCCAAAGTCATGGCGACGGCCAGGTCGATGGACTGGTGGTGCTGCAAGCTGCACGGCAATGCCTACTCGCTTGCGGGGCTACCAGACATCCTGGCGGTCAAGGATGGCCGCGCCGCATGGATGGAGTGCAAGGTGCCGGGGAACGCCCCCACCCGCATTCAGGAGCACCGCATGCGCGAGCTTGCCGCCGCCGGGTGCCCGGTGGCCGTCGTGACCAGCGCCGGCGAGGCGCGGGCTTTTCTGGAGAGCATCGGGTGAGCACTCTGGCCGTCATCATCCCTGTGCGAAACATGGCGACGACGCTTCGTCGAGCCGTCGCCTCGGCGGCCGAAGGCGGCGCCGACAGCGTCGTCATCGTGGACGACGCCAGTGACGACGGCACGGCGGAAGTGGCTTCTCTGTGTGCGGAGGAGTGGTCGTGCGTGTCGGTCGTGACGCACCCTGAGAAGACCCCAGACCACAACGTCGCGCAGGAGCCGGTGTGGCGCGGCGTCAAGTGCGACCAGATTGTTGGCCTGTCTGCCGACGACTTCCTCTACCCCGGCGCCGTGTGGTCGCTGAAGCTGGCCGCCGACTCGCCGGTGGCGTTCTCGGACTACGACGTCTTTGACGCCGACGGAAAGTATCTCTACTCGCAGTATTCACACTTCTACGGCAGGAAGACGTCTGAGGAAGTTCGGCGTCGATTCGTATCGTCTGACTACTGCACAGAGACGGGGTTCTGCGCGGCCGTCAGAAAGGACATTGCCATGTGGCTGTGGTCATCTGGATGGCAGTCACTCGGCCCGATGATGGACAGCGTCGGATTGATGACGGCGGCGGCGCTCTTTGGAGCAGCCTACGTCCCCGCGAAGTGCGGCGCGTTCACCATGCGGGATGGCGGCTATGGATACGACTCGTCCAGGACTGCCGAGTGGTATTACTCGCTCGGCACGAAGGCCGTCGAGTGGATTCGCTCATGCGGGATCGACGGCGAAACGACCAAGGCGATCGCGAGACTGCGGTGCTGCTTGAATGACAAGCTCCTCGAGGAGATTGCAGAGTGATCGAAGAATCCTGGCTTCTGCAATTCATCGAAAAGGCCAAGGCGTTCGGGGCGAAGACGGCCCTGGACATCGGGGCAAACGCCGGAACGTGGACTGAGGTGCTGGTCAAGCACTTCGACCGCGTCATCGCCGCAGAGCCTGACCACCGGGCCTTCGCCGAGTTGGTCAAGCAGGCGTCAGGCAGGGTGATGTGCCGGCACGCGGCGATCACGACGAAAGTGGGCGACGTCGACTTCCACCTTCGCCCGCACAGCGTGCAGTCGTCCCTCTTGATAGACCACCCCATCGGCGCCGGCGATCAGTCGGACGCGCCGATCCTTGAGACGGTGACTGTCGATGGCATGACGATGGACTCCCTGCTCGCCGTCGCCCGTGAGCGATTCGGCGACTTGGGTACGCTGTTCGTCAAGGTCGACGTCGAGGGGTCGGAGGGCGACGTTCTGGCCGGAGCCACCGACCCGGAGTTTCGCCACGCTGCGTGGTTGATTGAGGTTCACGACCGGCGAGTCGAGGTCGGCAACGGCCTTCAGGCTCTGGGGTACGACGGAATCGAAGTCGTGAACCATCCATATGCCGCGGCGCATCCTGGTCACAAGTGGGTCTACGCGGAGCCTCCAGATGCGTCCTGAAGACTTCTGGAGCGTCGAGGAGGAATACCAGGCGGCCTACGGCCAGAAGGTCGCCTGGGGCCGCGAGGAGGCCGCACGGTCGAAGGTTGCCATCGTGGCGATCGCCAGGAACGCCATGCCGCACCTGGAGAACACGCTGCCGCTGGTCGATGCGCTGGCCGCCGAGTTTCGGGCGGCGGCGATGTACGTCTTCGAGAACGACAGCACCGACGGGACGGACACCGTCCTGGACGCCTTCGCCGCCTCGCGGCCGTGGGTGACGGTGGAGCACGACACCCTGCACCGGCCGGACTACCGCGGCTTCGAGGCGGAACGGACGGTGGCCCTGGCCGAGTACCGCAACCGCTGCCGGCTGTGGGTCGAGCACCACGCCGCCGACGCAGACTACGTCGTCGTCCTGGACGTCGATCCGCACGGCGGCTTCTCGGTCGACGGCGTGCTGAACAGCGTCGGCTGGATGCGCGACCTGCGCTCGAGCGTCATGCGGGACTGCGAGGTCGGCGCGATGGCGTCCTACTCGCTCCTGGTGATGATGCGGCCGGACGGACTCGATTTCGCGCACTACGACGCCTACGCCGCCCGCCTCAACTGGTGGGAAGACCGCCGGCAGAAGAGCGGTTTCATGTGGTTCCATATGCTCCTGCCGCCGGTCGGCTCGCCGCCCATCCGTATGAACTCCGCATTCGGTGGGCTGACGGTCTACCGGACGGAGGCGTTCACCGCCCCCGGCGTCCACTACGCCGGCGGCGACTGCGAGCACGTTGCTCTCCACAAGTCGATGGCGGCGGCCGGCTACGGCCTCTGGCTGAACCCCGGCTGCCGCTATGCCGCCATTCTTCCTGAGAACATCGCCAGCCCGTGAAGCTCACCGCCAACCAGAAGCGCGCCCTGCGACGCCTATGGAGTGGCGACCTTGATCTGCTCGAGATCGCCGAAGACCTCACGTTTTCGAC